ACCACACGGCGGACAGCATCAAATCACTGGAGGGCTACGACATCGCCTGGGTCGAGGAGGCGCAGAGCCTGAGCCAGTTCTCGCTCGACATCCTGCGCCCGACAATACGCAAGCCCGAGAGCCAGCTTTGGTTCACGTGGAACCCGCGGTTTGACGACGACCCAATCGAGAGCCTGCTGCGCGGCCCGAACGTCCCCGACAGCAGCGTCGTCGTGCCAGTGAATTACTCAGACAACCCGTGGTTTCCCGACGTGCTCCAGGCCGAGATGACCTACGATAAGGGGCGCGATCCAGACAAATACATGCACGTCTGGCGAGGCGAGCACGTCCGCAACAGCGAAACGCGCGTGTTTAAAAACTGGGTAGTTGAAGACTTCGATGCGCCGCCCGATGCCATCCACCGGCTCGGTGCCGACTGGGGCTTTGCGTCAGACCCAACTGTCTGCGTCCGGTCGCATATCGTGGGACGCAAACTCTACGTTGACTACGAGGCGTATCAGGTCGGCTGCGAGATCGTGGACACGCCCAGCCTGTTCATGTCCATCCCAGATGCCGAGCGTTGGCCGATGGTGGCAGACAGCGCCCGTCCAGAAACTATCTCGCACATGCGAAAGAACGGCTTTCCTAAGATCCAGTCAGCGGTCAAGGGGCCAAAGTCCATCGAGGAAGGCGTCGAGTGGCTCAAGTCATTCGACATCGTCATCCACCCCAGGTGTCAGCACACAATCGACGAGTTGACGCTCTACAGCTACAAGGTCGATCCATACACCGGGACAGTCCTGCCGCTGTTGGGAGACAAGGACAACCACGTTATCGACGCCCTGCGCTACGCCTGCGAGGGCGCTAGGCGCGCCAACCTACAGGTAAAGCCAAAGGCACAGCCTATCGCCACAATGGTTCCAATGGCGCAATGAAATCGGCTATTGTTCCGCAGTGCAAAAAGTGCTATTGCTGTTTGGAAATTTTATTTGGAGCGATCCACTGGCCCGCATGACAAGATCCGAACGGTTGCAGACGGTCCACAATGACGCGCTGCTTGAGTTCGACCGCATACAGTCGGCAATGCAGGGCGAGCGCCAGCAGTGCCTGGAGGATCGCCGCTTCTATTCCATTGCCGGTGCGCAGTGGGAGGGAGCATTGGCCGAGCAGTTCAACAACAAGCCGCGCTTCGAAGTCAATAAGATCCAATTGTCCGTCATGCGGATTATCAACGAATATCGCAACAACCGCATCACAGTGGATTTCGTGAGCAAGGCCGGCGACGAAAACGACAAGATGGCCGACGCCTGCGATGATCTGTTCCGGGCAGACGAGCAGGACAGTTCAGCCGACGAGGCATATGACAATGCCTTTGAAGAGGCCGTCGGTGGCGGCTTTGGTGCGTTCCGCCTGCGGTCTGAATACGAGGACGAGTACAACGACGAGGACGACCACCAACGCATCCGTATCGAGCCAATCTACGACGCGGACACCAGCGTATTCTTTGATTTGAATGCCAAGCGGCAGGATAAGTCGGACGCCCGATTGTGCTTTGTGCTGGTCGCGATGACGCGCGAAAGCTACATCGAGGAGTGGGGCGACGACCCCGCCAGTTGGCCGAAAGAAATCCACCAGTGGGAGTTTGATTGGGCCACCCCCGACATGGTTTACATCGCGGAGGTCTACCGCGTCGAGGAAGCCAGCGAGCTGATCCGGGTGTTTGAGACCATCGACGGGAAAGAAGAGCGATACACCGAGCGAGACTTTGATGGCGACGATACTTTGGAGCGGACGCTCGACGCTATCGGGACCATCGAAATCCGGCAGAAGCGCGTAAAGCGGCGCAAGGTCCGAAAATACATCATGTCTGGCAACAGCGTGCTGGAGGACAGCGGCTACATTGCCGGCGCGTGCATTCCAATTGTTCCGGTCTACGGCAAGCGCTGGTTCATCGACAACATCGAGCGTTGCATGGGCCACGTCCGCATGGCCAAGGATGCGCAGCGTCTCAAGAATATGCAGCTCTCCAAGCTGGGCGAGATTTCGGCGTTGTCTACGGTCGAGAAGCCGATGTTCACGCCTGAGCAAGTGGCCGGCTTTGAGATGATGTGGGCTGAAGATAACCTCAAAAATTATCCGTATTTGCTTTTGAACACGATCACAGGCGCGGACGGGTCCGAGCAGGCTGCCGGCCCCATTGGCTACACCAAGCCGCCCCAGATCCCCGCCGCCCTGGCGGGGCTGCTGGCGGTTACGGAAACCGACATGAACGACCTGCTTGGCAATCAGGCAGCCGGCGAAAAGATGGTCTCCAACATCAGCGGCAAGGCCGTGGAGATGATCCAGACCCGGCTCGACATGCAGACGTTCATTTATATGTCAAACATGGGCAAGGCGGTCAAACGCTGCGGCGAGATTTGGCTGTCCATGGCCGGCGACGTCATGGTGGAGCGTGGCCGGAAAATGAAGGGCGTAGGCCAGCAACACGAACTGCGCAGCATTGAACTTGGCAGGCCGGTTATGACCGAAGCCGGCGAGATCGAATACGAGAACGACCTGAGCAAAGCGAAATTCGACGTGGCTGTTGAAGTCGGGCCGACGTCATCGAGCAAGCGCGCGGCCACTGTGCGCGCGCTCACCGGCATGCTGCAACTCGCCCCTGACCCGGAGACGCAGCAGGTGCTGTCGGCTATGGCGATGATGAATATGGAGGGGGAGGGCATTTCCGACGTTCGTTCTTACTTCCGCAAGAAATTGCTCCGCATGGGCGTCATCAAGCCGAACGACGAAGAGCAGCAGGAAATGCTGGCAGAGATGCAGCAGCTACAGTCGCAGGAAGACCCCCAGGCGATGTATCTGCAATCTGCCTCTGCCGAGATGCAGGCCAAGGCCGTAAAGGCCCAGGCCGACGCAGTTTATACCGCCGCACGAACCGAAGAGACGCAGGCAAAGACAGCCGAGACGCTCGCCGGTATCGAGCAGAGCGAGCGCGAGAGCGTACTAAAGACAGCCCGCGATCTCCAAAAGATCGTAGCAGGCCCTGAGATGCGGTGACCGCCCGACCGCAACAGTAAATTGGGTGAGTAAGTAGGGATCGTAATGAGCGACGACGAAAAGGTAGACCTGGACGACGACGATATCGAAGAGACCGAAGCCGAGGAGCCGGATGTCGAGGAAGAGGAGGAGGCGCAAGCCCCCGACGAAGCCGACGACACTGAGGCCGAGGCGGAAGACGACGACGATGAGTTGGTTGTGTCCATTCGTGGGGTGACGCCTGACCCCGAAGACGAGGAAGAAGCCCGCGCTCCGGCGTGGGTGCGAGACCTTCGGAAGCAGTATCGTGACGAAAAACGCCGGTCTAAAGAGCTAGAGCAACGTATCGAGCAGATGGCGCAGGGGCAACAGCCAGCGCGCCAAGCACTTGGTGCAAAACCTACGCTAGAGTCAGCCGACTACGACACGGAGCGATATGAGGGAGAGATTGCCGCGTGGTACGAAAGAAAGCGCGAGCATGACGCCCAACGAAACGCAATGGAAACCGAGCGAGCGAACACGCAGAAAGCGTGGGAAGTGCAGCTCGGAAATTACAATGCGGCCAAGGCAAAGTTCAAGGTCTCGGATTTCAGCCGAGCCGAAGAGGTGGTCCAAGATACGTTGAGCGTGATGCAGCAGGGCATGATCTTGCAGGGGGCTGAGGACGCCACACTGCTGGTTTATGCGCTGGGCAAGAACCCGATCAAGGCGAAGGAATTGGCCTCGATTAACGATCCTGTAAAGTTCGCCTTTGCAGTGGCCCGATTGGAGAAAGACTTGAAGGTCACTAAGCGCAAGGCGGCTTCTCAACCCGAAAAACGGCTAACTGGGACTGGACGTCCGTCTGGTTCTGTTGATAACACACTGGACCGCCTCCGAACTGAGGCCGAGCGCACCGGGGACTATACAAAAGTCGCCCAGTACAAACGGCAGGCGCGGCAGGCGGCCAAATAACGGAGGCCATCATGGCTAACGCATTTTCCAAAGAAGAGCGCGTAGCGTTCGAAAACCTGCTGGAGGGCTTCAATGACGCCCTCGTCCTGTCGTCGCTGGTGAATAAGTACAGCACCAACGGCGAGCAGATGGAACGGTCATCTGACACCATCTGGCGACCCCAGCCCTATATCGCTCAGTCCTACGACGGCAGCGATGCGACCTCTAACTTTGGCGACAGCACTCAGCTTTCCGTGCCGTCCACCATTGGCTACCAGAAGCATTCTACGGCGCTGCTGACCGCCAAGGAAATGCGAGACATGCTCCAGGAAAACCGCCTGGGCCAAGCTGCTGCGCAGAAGCTGGCCTCCGACATCAACGTGTCGGTTCTCAGCGTGGCGTCGAACCAGGGCACCCTGGTCGTGAAGCGCACCACGGCGGCTAGCGGCTATTCCGACGTCGCCGAGGCCGATGCTCTCATGAACGAGCAGGGCGTTATGATGTCGGACCGCTGCTTCGCTCTGTCCAGCCGCGACTACAACGGCATGGCCGGTGATCTGG